ATGGAATGGCTTCAGCACGACTATTTAAAAATTAAAATCCAATTACTGGCGGATAAAATTTGGCGCAACAAAATGGTCTCATTTCTTATGTTTATTCTCCTAGTATCGGCAATCATTTTTATTCAACTTCACCCTCACTCTGTCTGGTACTATTTTGCAGCTGGATTCTTTACAAGCAAGATGCTTGATCTAATATTTGAGAAAACAAAACTCAAATTATTAATTTCAGAAGCAACAAGTAGACTCGTTAACATCAAAAGAGGAATTAATTTATGAAAAGACTGCTTATCCTCTCTGCATGCGTGAGGAGCGTGTTTATTCTCTCCGGAAGCGCCGCACTTCTAAGTATCGCATTTGTAATTAGCGTAGCTGGTATTTTAGCTTATCAAGCAAAAGATGGACCGCAGTGCATGTTTATAATTCCAAATTTCCCACAACCTGACGACCTGAAATAAAAAAAGGGGCGATCTCCTCGCCCCCAAATTTTTAATTACCAATATATTGGCACTGTAAATAAGTTCCTATTTGTGGAGCAGCAGTTTGAATAACATTGTCCGCGGTTACGTTTTGCACAGTGTGCAATGCTATTTTATCTCCAGCAACCAATTGCAGCACAACAGAAGCTGTTACTGATTGGTCTGCCGTTCCTGCCGCCGGATACGGGCCGCTCCCCATAATACTTAGCTCGGTAACAATTCCATTATGATTAACAAGGGTTGCCAACCTACCTGCATTCGCATTACTTACAACTCCACTAAACTGTACTGAAGAATTAAAACGCCATAAACCGGCTCTCGGAATAACAAACCATTTATTAGAGTTATCCCATAGAGCAAAAGGATCAACATCAGGTACCAATGCTATCTTAAGCCCTGGACTAGGAGAAGATGCGGGAAAAGTTTGATTGGTAGCCAAATACACACTCGAGCTTAAAGCATAATTTATTGATGGATTTAATAACTCCCAATACGTGCCATCATTCCTAAACTCATAAATAACATTTGGAAGAATTTCACCACCCGCTAACGGAAATAAACCTATTGGTGTTGCAACTCTAATCGCTACCGCTCCGATTCCACTCACGTTAAGAGTCGACGCACCAGTATTAGCATTCATAGCTTTCATTGAAATCCGTGATCCTGATGTTATCGCTGTATAAACAGGGGTAGTGGTCACCGCATAAGTATTCGCTGTTCCGGTATCCGCTCCATATATAGGAGTAGACGCTTGCAAAGAAGCATAGGAAACTTTTTTAGTAAGCGATTCTGTAATGAAGGGCGCACTGGAATAAACAGAAATATTGCCGTTAGTGATAGTAGTCGCACCGGAAGCCACTGCTATAATGTACAATCCAACATATCCCGCATCCGGAGCAGGAATAGATGGGGAAACGGCAGATTTCAAAGAGTAGGATATTGTATCCCATCGAGTTTGAGTTACATTTTGAATAATTGGATTTTCTGGATCTGCCTCATTATAAAACTCCCTATTTTCGCTATCAGTGTCAACAGTCAGAAATGTTGCTTGCAGCAAATAATTTGTTGCTCCAGAAACGGGAGGAGAAAATGTTAAAGGTAAACCGACTAAATTACCCCGTGCCGTGTTATCTGCAGAATTAAATTGAGTATATTGAATATAGGGTTTATAAATTCTATCTGTTGCGGCTGTATCTGCGGGGATACTACTATAAGCAGTAGCATCGAGTTGTTGAAAATTAAACATCACCCCTGCACCGATCAAAACAGACATATCCGGTACAGTATTTTGCACGCAGGGCAATCCCGCAACTAAGGTTGCGTTTGAATTCCCAATCCCAAGAGTTGCCATTGCAAGATAGGCTGAATTCATCATGTTATACATATTGGTATATAAGACATCAGTTTCCCAAGGAGTTTCATTTTCATATACTTTTACTCTACCGTTTCGCGATATAGCCATTTTTTTATTCCTTATCTATAAAGTATTTTTACGTGCATACGTGTTCCAAGAACTTTTGTTCTTTCTATTGCTTGCAAAACATCAGATTCAGTAACAAATGCAGTTTGTAGTGATTTACCACCATACCAACCTCTTGCTCTATATCCGCTGAGAGTTGTGCGATATCCTGGATAGCTAGCCATCCCCTGAAATGCACTTAAGTAAACATAAATCCAAGCTTGGTATGGATAAGAACCAGATCCGTACCCTCCCCGCGCTCTATACGCAAGCGTTGCAGGTTGTCGATAATAACCATGATCCCTACCAGACCAGGGTTCAATAATAACTGGCGGAAATCCTGTTAAATCAAGAAGCATGTTATACATTGCTTGTCGAGTGGCGCGCTCCTGCACTACATTTGCTAAAATTCGCTTTCTATAACTATCATCATTTTCATTTGTTTTTCTCGGCAACGTACTACCTAAATAATCTTGCGAAATCAGATCAAGGTTGATATCTGTAGCAGTTTGAATTCGTAATTGCTTCTGCGCATACAAATATTGATTATTGTAATGAAAAAACATAGTAGTAATTAAATCAGGATTATCACTATATCCAATATATGCTTGAAGAAGCGCAGTAAGCTCAGGATGATCTGTGCCAAACCAATCCGGTAACTGCGTTATTAATCGATTATAAATGTCTGTTTGATCGCCTACTGCCATTGTATATCCTATGCTGGAGCATGATAAGTTAATGAAATAAGAGAGGGATCTATTGTAATAACTTCCAATGTGTCCCCTGGAATATCAATAATGCCGCCATTGATTTGAATATTATAAGTATCAATTATATGCGTACTGGCATCATAGATAAGCTGAGCTAGGCGTGTAATATAAAAAGTGGCGCCAATTCCGAGAGTACCTAAGAAATTAACTATGTTTTGTTTTATTGTCGCAGTTATCGCAGCCTTTGCTGTAGTGCTTGCAAAAGTCTCTGCATCAACAATGATATCCGCTGTTATTGACGATAGTGCATTAGGAGTTGCTTTATCAACATTCCATTGAATTGCCAATCCTCGAACAGAGGAAATTTGAGCATATACTGCATTTCTAATATCATCAGAAATTGTTCCCAAACCGTTATCAATAACAACATAGAAATATCCTAACTGCTCTACTCCAGACTCGCTCTCGTTTTCAACAATTAAATAACGCAACACTCCAGGATAACTAGCAACAACCGAGGCTACTGCGGAGTAAGTAGCTTTTGATAATCCAGCAAGATATAAGACAAAACCTGCTTTTACTTCTGAGTCTGTAGCCTCATTAGATCCGGTGGTAAATGCAACGGTATTATTAACATTATTAACATTTACTAATGCGCTTGCTATTGTATTAATTGCACCAATAGAGACATTTCCTACAATCCCAACTGTTAGACATTGAACAGGAACCGTAATACTAGAAACACCAACATCCATCAAATACGAATTAGTAACAGCATCATAATTTGGATTACTACTATCAACATATGTTTGAAATACAATCTGATTTAAAGAGGTCTGCACTCTCGTCGTTGAAGCAGGAATAGACGAAACAGAGGTGGTAATCGACCTGCTAAATGTAACATTACCCACAGCTGCAACACCTGCTTTTCTCGCATAACCAAATTGCGTCACAAAGCTATCAACATCAGCGCCAGCAGAAGTTTGCAATCTGGCCACCGCCAGCAATGCAGAAATCAAACCTTGGATCCATATTGAATTTCCAGCATTACTTTCAACAATCGCCCGCAAAATAGATCCGACATTAAAATCAATTAACTTATCAGAGGCACTCGTAACTGCTGTAGCTTGGTTTATTACTAATTGATCAAAGGTCTGGAGTGGCAAAGGCATTCTGTTATCTCTCCAACGTGTAATTAATGACTATCGGTTTTTGTGAAGGATTTTCTGTATAAGATATTTGAATAAAAATTCCAGTCGGTACATTTTGCATAGAAATTACTGGAGCGGGATTTTGCGTTACCGAACTTTCCAAAAAAATATTTGATAATATATTAGATTTCAATTTATCAAAATTATCTAATGATGAAGGCTGGCCAATAAAACCAGGCAACCCTGCTCCGTATTCTGTATGCCATATGTAACCATTTACAGCTGTAAGTAATCTTCTTAACACTCTTTGCTGACTTCGCTCTGCTCCACTTGAAACATCAAGATCTCCTGAAGGGGAAACAACAATATCATTGCCATAATTACAATTTATATCATTCAGAATTTGCGGAGTTGCAAAACTTTGCATTAGTAATTCCTCTTCCGTTCTACATAGAACATTTTAATTACCTTTTACATTAGTTGTAAGTGCTGTTGAATCTAATTGTTGATTCGGCATAGCAGTTACCCCAGAACTCACAATGTTATGCGTATGACTATTGAAAACACCAATGGCAACATCATTCATAAGGCTAGTGACAGCTTGAGATAAATTACCTAAATTTACAGATTCACTATTCACGTTCACAACTGGCGCAACAACATTAATTTCAACCGGAGAATTAATTTCAATTTTTTCATCGTTAGTCATTTTTATATAACTACCGCTTTTATGAACCAACCATGCCTCGCCGCTAGGCACACTTAAATTCTGGCCGAGTTGTCCGCAACGCAATCCGATGTATCCGTTTTGCAAACTACCTTCTTGAAATTTAACTTCAACAATATCACCAATGCTTGGAGCTAAAAACAAGCCCCAACCATTACCAACCCATGCACTGAAAATAGGAAGCCAACCTGTTGTAGTTGGTTGATCAGGATTTAAAGGATCTGGATAAAGTTCAACATTCGCATAAAAATTATTTTGATCGTAAGCAACAATTTTCCCTAATGCCGGATGAGCACTTCCATTATTAAGCAAACTAGATTGAAGCTTAATAATATTAAGAAATTTCTCTATGCTCATGGCTGCGCCTGCGAATCTGTACTGTGATTCTTAGCTATTATCTGCATGTCATAACCATTAAGGCTAATTTGTCTAGTTACAGTATCTGTATAGTAAAGTTGATCGTAAGAGCTATTCGTACCCTGAACTTTAATCAAACTATCCTTCTTCAAAGTATTTTCGCCAGGCATCGATGCACTCATAATAATCTCATGAATAGTAATGTTTTGAGCTAAAGTAGTAGCTTGTTGCTGAGCTTGTTCTGGCGTTAATCCAGCCATAATAAAGTTATAAGTTTGCTTTGTTCCGGTTGGACTCGGGATATTTCTTATGCCTCTAGCTCGCCTCACATATTGAGCTGACTTTGTAAACGATTTCCCAGATTGTGGATTCAATGGAACGATAACATTCACTATTACGTCATTTGCTAAAGTAAGCGAACGCTTAAACCTTAGTTGCATCCCATTAAAATTAGGACTGCCACCTTTAAATTGGGGTGGTTGGTAATTCAATGTAAAAGCCGAAGAATCATTCGCAGGAAACGGTTTAAATACTAAATCTTCTTTTTCTATATAAACAACAAATCCAGATTGTTGAGCAAGAAAAGTTATCAAATCCCATTCCGTGCTTTGTTTTGTAAGAAAGCTTTGAGCATTCGTTTGAAAATTAGAAAAGTACCTTCCAACATTAATACTTGTAGGCGTAATCACAGGATTTAAGTTATGCGCCTCAGCTAATTGAGTCGCAATACTCGAAGCAGTTTGATTTGGATAAACTTTTGTAACTTTTGAGTCGATCAATCTTGACGTTAAATCTCTCCCACTAAGAACGATAGTTGCAGTTAATGGATCTACTTCCATCAAGTCAACGCTGCCAACCATAAATAACTCTAAATCATTTGCCGTGTAAGAACTCGGATTTATCGGGTACCCGATGTAAATTTTTACTATAAGATCAGTTACAGAAGACCAATATTCTAAATCAAACATGGCATTCTGACTGTTTAGAGGCATAACAATCGTGTAATTGTCCGACATAAAAAAAGTGGTCGTTTGTATTGTAATATCTTCCCACACTACAGGCGTACCATTTATCAAAACAATAGCACGCGGCATACGCAATTGATTTGCATATGGTGATGAATTAAATGGGCTAGATACACTACTTAACATATATCAACTCTGTAAAATTCCGCCCTGATCTGCAGCAGATTGTGGAATTGTTAATTGAACAAAACGCGAAACATTAGTACTAATTGATATATAAGCTGGAAGCTTAATTACATTTAATGCTACTGTTGCACCTGGAATTTGTGCAGCTAAGTTTAGAACTACTAAATTTATAGTGTCTGTGTCCTTAACCGCATATCTGTAATACGTTGTAATTGGTGCTCCGCCAGTTTCAACTGTCAATGCAACTTCTACGAGTTGGCTTGGCTGCACAAATCCTGCAATAGTCAAAAACAAGCTCACTACCTGTATAGTAATAGTTGCTTGTACCATAGGATCGGTTAAAGCATTAGCTTGAGCTATTGCAGTCCATTTTGTTGCATCTCCATAATATTGGGCAGCAAGCTGATATAAATTTGCATTATTTACAGTTATGACCTGTCCCGTAGCTCCCTGCTCTATTAGGTAGATATTCGTTTGCATATTTATTAACAACGACTGCATTAGCTTAAGATTGCCAAGCTTCTCTAGATCAGCGGCTTGCAAATTCATTGCCTCGCTCATGAGAAAATCCCCGCACTTGTTGTTGTTATTGCGCCTGCAACAACTACCTGCGCCGATTCAATCGCACTGATAAGTGGAATAAGTGCGGTCGTTGTAGCATTCGCTATTGATGGAATGTCATTAATTGCAGCAGCAACTAAAGCCATTGCTGAACTAACAGATGGATTAGCAATCAATAATGCCAAATCATTTAGTTCGGCAAGAATATTTAAAATTGCATCGTTATAGCCAACTGGCAACAAGACAGGTAAAGGATTATTAAGATTTTGAATAACAGTGCAGGTAATTGAATATGGAATTTGATAACTACGTTCAAAATTTGCATTAAACTCTTTAATCACAACTAGATAGTTAAATATTCCCCATGTGAGAGGAAGCGCCGCACCTGCTATGCGCATATTATCTAAAAACTGCGCACGAAACGAAGCGGTACTCTCGAACATTAATCCAGACCAGCTAATATCACCATCGAAACCGCCCATAGCATGAATGTCGCGCCTACCTCCAACAAATCGTTTTTCTGCGAGCGCTTGAGAACCGCCAAAATTTATGCTTTCTGGAATCTCGAAATTAGTAAATGTAACTTGGCCTAGCGTTAAAAATATTGTCATGATCCCTGCCACCCTAAATTATTTGTGCCAGGATAAAATGGTGAGCTTGTTGTATTAATACCGGAAGTGCCGTGCTGAACATACGTTTGCATTGAGCTTCCAGCTTTACTAAATACAGCTTTTCCTACTTTATCGGAATCCAAATAAACATGACCAATTAATGGAGCATTGTTCGAAGCGGGGGGGCTTGATAAATCAAAACTTGGCATATTCTTAAATATAGGTTTTCTAAATTCGCTTAAAGTATCACCGGTAGTGCTTAATATACGTGAAATTAAGTTAAAAATTTCAGATAACCCTTTTAAAGCATTATCTAGGCCTGGACCAACAACCTTGTCGAGCGATAAAGTAAAATTAGAAAATGATGCTGCAAATACCTGCATAGCGCCTGCATGCTTATCATCTAGTGAATTCAGCATCTTACTCATCGGGTCTGTATTCGCGTTGACACCACCAGCCACTTGAAACTTAGATTTTTGCTGTAAATACGTCTGAACTAACGTAAGATCAGAATTTGTAAATATCTTACCGAGAACCCCAGATCTCTGTTCGTCAGATTTATAACCCGCCCTATCTAATGCAGGAACTAGGAATTTATCTATCCACTGGAATATATCTTTACCGGCTACATCCATTCCTTTTATTCCATTTGGACTAATGCCTTTTATAGTACCAATCTTGTTATATTGAATAGCATTAGGGTTAACTAAACCCATTTTCCCTAATATTTGTGCGCCTTGAGTCGTGAGCCTACCAACTTTCATATGCTGAAAAAATTGAGCAATCATCGGCCCTGTACGTGTACCGAATTCTTGAATCATTGGCTCCAGCATGTAATAGAAGAAGTCTGGATTAAGGCCTTTTGCATAACCTCTAGAACTACGAACAATGCTTTGATATTGCGTCGGTTCAACACGACCACCAGTCGACACCCAGGATTGAGTCATCATCCCTAAATGCTTATTCAGTACAGCTGGGTCTCTTGAGCCTGACACTATTTCTGCAGTTTTAATAGCTGCCTGAAGTTGCTTAGCAGTCATGTTAAAGCCTTCTTTACCAAAACCAGACCCAACTAACTTCATTTTAGCTAATGCAGGAGCAACACCAAATGCTTCCGAAGAGCCTTTAGTTATAACTGCCGCATCAGCAAGAGCCTCAAGAATATCAATTTTTGATGCGCCCTTTATTTGCGTACTATTAACAAATTTCTCAATAGCAGCTTTATCTAATCCAGGAATATTTTGCGCCGTCAAAAGCCCTAATTCTTTTTGGTAAGTGTTTCCAGCTTTAAAGCCCTTTGTTATCGTGCCAACAATTTCTAATCCTGCTGTAGTTTTACCAAGACCCATTAACCCCCAACCAGCAGATTTTCCTACACCCGCTCCTCTTACCCCGATCATACTTCTTGCAGCCAATCCGCCATTTACTGCAACAGCATTTAAGCTGGCTGCAAGCTTTGCTGCTTTTGCTGATGCTGTGGACATACGATTTGCGCTTGATGCAACTGAGCTATTTAGGCCTGAGATGGAACGCCCAGTATTTGCAGCATTGGAGTTAATCCGAATTAATGTTGTAGAGAACTTAGAAAACTCAGGATTTAACATCTTGAAAGAGGCAGCCATTTTTTCAAATTGAGCATTTAATGGCGATAGATTTCTAGCTAACTTAGAAAACTCCCCAGCTACTTTTTTTGTAATACCAAGAAATTGCTGCATTTTTTTAAGAGCATTGCCTTTAAGTTCGAGAGTAGTCCAGACTTTATAGGCTTCCATTATAATATTCTCCTAAGCTGCATACGCTGCCCAGCAATCCAATCACTTAAAAATAGACTTAACGTTCTTTTAATAAAATACTTCTCTTTAAACATAGTTAACCCCAGAAAAGAACGCGCGGGTATATTTGCTGTTCCTTCTTCTTGATAAAGAGCCTCGTCTAAAGGAGAACCTATGTGCACTCTATGAGCTGCTCTGTTGACAATATGGCTTATGGAATTTTGAAGATGGCCGGTTCGATATAAAGGATTGTGTTCAGAATTAAAAACATAACCCCGCCTTTGCTTATCATTCTTAGTAGATTCAGCTAGATCTTGCCAATTACTAAATGGTCCACCACCAACCTGTATATGACCTATTTTATGCTTTGACTCTTCTTGAATAACTTTTCCAAGAAAATCTAATACCTTAAATTCTCTTGCCTTATATTCTGAGATCACTTTTTGCAGATGATTTGCAAAAGCATCAAAATTATTGAATGTTTTCATCTTGATACCTCCTCAAATCTTAAAGTATGAAAATTAAATTTTATTCTTTCCTTTTCTTCTTTACATATGACATAAAAAGCTAAACGCTTAATGTCATCAAGTGCAAAAGCGACATCAAAAGGAATGCCATTCTGAACCAAAAATATCGCCTGCCTGGTTTGTGAATGGCTAACTATTTTTTTGCTTGTTCAATTTCCTCTTTTTCACTTAAATCTTCATCAAGTGAACCGATATAATTCATAAGAGCTTCCAGACCTTCGTCTTTTAGCAATTTTAAATTTGCACGAAAGTCATTTTTATTAAGGCATCGCTCCACCAAAACACCATCAATAGTTAAAACATGCAAAAGTGGTAATGCATAATTAATGCATGCTTGATTATTAGCATCGGCACCCAGGGCGCTCATCAAATCAAATCTATCTAAAATATCTGGCTTTTTAAGCTTTATTCTTCTGTCTAATGAATCAGTAATCTCTTTACCATCAAATGCATTTTTTAGTATTTTTTTGCTTGGCATATTTTGTTCTGACATTATTAGCCTCTATTAAATTTATACTCTCAATAATCTTCGGCTTGCTTGAAAAGAGATGCTTTGCGAAACAACCTCTTCCCCTGACCATGTTCCAGCATCATCGTAAACTAATACAACTTCAATAAATTGATACTGAGTAACAGAACCGTCAGTCTCGGTAATAGTTTGCGTAATAGTCATAGGGAGTTGATCACGGCCTGCATAATACGATGCTTCCTGCAGGGCAAAATATCTATCTATTACATTATTTGTTCGATCAGTAGTGAAACTTCCAGACCATCCTTTGTGAAACTTTGGATGACGAGTTTTTCCATCAATATATGTTCTTTGATCAACAGTAGAATCTTCTTTTGCTTGGAAATTTTTAAGGATAGCGAATTGCTGTACGCCATCAATATCATTGAATGACATTTTGACGTCTATACCTGTACTTAAACCATTTGCTGGCATAACTCTCTCCTTATGCGGCTAATAATTGAGGGGGTAACACTTGAATATTTACATCACCGCCAGCTTCTACATTAACAACAAGGTTTTGAATAATATTTTGTAATTGCACTCTTACACTTGCTTGCATGTAACCAAGCGCTTTTTGATTTTGCGGGTTGTTTGAATCATTTAACACTACAGAAAATTCATCAATCCAACCTAATTGTTGTAAGTTAGATAAAAAAGTCATTAAGGTAGATCGAGCAGCACGCTGAACATCAGAAGTTTGCGGCTCACCAATAAACATACCCATACCTGTTACTATGGTTCGACCTAGAAAATTAACCATTCGTGGATAGTTATCAAATTTAGTAACTGGATTAGCGCTAGTATTACAACCTAATCTAACACCGAACAAATTCGGAGAAAGAGGAATTGGCTTAGTAACAATATCTACACCAGCAGTAATAAGTGCTTGCAGCTCTGCATCAGAATAAACGCGTTGATCATATGATTTTTGAGTCGCGACAACGGCATTCATTGCTTTATTAAGTGATGAGCCGTTTGGAGGAGTTACAGCTAAAATACCAGCAACATATCCCTGTGGACTTACTAACCGTGTTACATTATTAAATGGGTCTGCAAAATACATCCAATCGCCACCCAATAATTTAAAATCATAATTTTGAATAGCAGCGCCTTGTAATTGACTGATCATCTCCGCAACGTTCTCTTGAAGAGAAGCTTGCTCTACACCCATAACATATATAGCTTCTGATAATCCAAAGGCCGATTGATACTGCCATTGTGCTGCATCAGTTGCATCAGCTAAGACTAATATTGCAGCATTTTTATTTCGTAATGAGTACATTCCAGTGCGTGGAGAAACATCACTGCCAACCAAAGTAGCGGATGTAATATTATCAGCTCCATCGGTACCGCCATCAAACGCACGAGTTTCTAATGCTGGAGCAGCCGCAGATCCGAGAACTAAGGATCCTGTTGCTCCACCAGTTCCGCCACCGCCAGTTACTAAAAGAGCTGATGCTGCCGTGAATCCAGATCCTGAATTAGCTACTTGTATGGATAACAAGCCCCATAACACCACGGCTGTAGCGCCAATTCCAGAGCCGGATGTTGAACCTTGCGCAACGGGACTAGAAGGTAAGGCAGTATAAGCACCGGCTGTGTTCAGGGTTAATGTGTTAACACCGAAAACTCCAGTATTAAATGTTGCACCTGAGCCCACACCAGAGGTTGAACCCTGAGTGAATGTTGCAGAGTTCGCAGTATAAGAGCCAGCATTCGTGATGGTAACGCCTGTAATTGCACCAGTGCTTACAGTAGCAACGGTCAATACCGCTGCTGTACCGAATGTGCCGCCTGCTAATGTAATAGTATCGCCTACAAGATAATTAGATCCTCCAGCATTAACAGCAACACTGACAAGTTTGGTTGTAGCAACATTTAAAATACCATTAATTGTATGACTACCACCCGTTAATGTAATTGTGTCAGCTGGAGCGTAGCCCGTACCAGCCGCAGCTACAGTTGCCGAAACAACTTTCATCGTTGCATTTAATACCGCGCCAGTTCCTGGTCCGCTTGTACCTAATGTGGGTAAAGTTGCATAGCTACCAGCCGTCGTGACAGATACTGAGCTAATAGCATTTCCAGTTGCTGCAGTACATAATTGAGATGGACCACGAATTTGACTCTGACCCAAATTAATTGCATTAACTAAATTTGACCAAAACGCTGCGCCTGATCCACCAATGTTATCGAATACTTCAGGAATGCCATTATTTAAATACAAGGTTAACTTATAAGTAGAAAGAGTCGCACCTTGAGAAATTGTAGCTTTTAAATTACCAGCATCCGAGTTTGGATAAGATCCAGTATATTTAGCTGTTAAATATGCGCCTATAGCCGTAGCCTCATCTCTCAACGTTGCAGCTGCTGCAGTGTCTGTGCCGTCAGTAACTCGCACGCACAATAAGTTATTAGCACCTTGCTGCATGGCAACATATGCCTGAGTCCCCAAGTCGTACATGCGTGCAACAGGAGTAGCGAAGTTAGCAATTAAATCTGATGCTGCTGATATTGGCGTTGGAGCATTCACAGGACCATACGATGCAGTACCGACAAATGCTGCTAAGTTTGTAGGGACACCATTTAATAATAAGCTTGGCGGAACTACTTGAACTATCACTCCAGGCACGCCGATACCTGAGAGATTGACACTACCAGCTGGAACGATGGGCATAATAATTCCTTATTTATTAACTTTCATAACTAAATTCATGGATTTTTTATTTTCAATTTCTTCAATTTCATCGTAACCAGTGATTCTTTCGCCTTTTTTATAACTACCGAAATCCTGCCTGACGATGAAATAAAAACTCTTTTCTTTTATCTCTTCAGCTTGCGCCTCTGTAATAACGGTTTCGGCTATTACTTTGTTAATATCATTCTTTAAATTGCGATTTCTCATTGATTCACCGTCAAATTTACATATGGATGAGTAATAGTCGTAAAATTACTTGTGAATGTAATGGGATACTGAATCATGTATTGCAGCGTAGCTTTATATACACGCTCCTGAGAGAGCTGGTCAGTAACTTTGGTATCTTGATAGAACAGCAATAAATAAAAATTATCTGAACCAATAATTCTATAATTAAGTTTCAAATAAACATCAATTGCATTCAAAATAGTTGAACGATCTGCTGGTGTTGGAGAAACAATATTTATATTAAAAACACGCTCAATCCGTCCGATTTCTTCAGCAGCGGTATAGTTAGTCGCCACTCTAGCGATTAAACTATGTGAATCAGGTATAGTAATGACATTATCAACAGCGATAGCGCCAGGAATCAGGGCGGCAGTTTTGACGGCAATGTCATTCAATGTATCACCGGCTAGAATTTGATAACCGTAGCCTATTCCATTATTTACAATCATTACTGCTTGAGGAATTTCTACAGTACCAGAAATCGTAACTGTATCGTTTTCCACGGTTAAAATAATCGTCGCCTCTGATTTAATCATTGGCTGAAATATTCTTTCAAACTTAGTTACATTTCGCTCTTTTGCATCTGGGTAAACATAAACATGAGAATATCCAGCGACCATGTCAAAATCTTCTTGGCCCCTAATAGGTCCTTCAGCAGATTCAATTGTGATTTGCCTCGTAGTAACGGAAGGCAATAACGTACCATTAGGGTAGCAAGCTATTGCTACCTCTTGACTTAACGTTGACAATACTTCAAATAAACCTGGCATTATTTACCCTTTATAATTCACGGTTTGCATAGCGCGTATGCGCCAGCCAAGATCTGTTAGTTCATTATTGAAAATTACATAATTTTGATTAGCGCCATCAATCACCATATCGCCAATTCTTACTTGAACACCGCCAAGATTTGGAATCAAAATAATCCAATTTGGTTCTCGGGTATCACTTGGCAATTTTGTTTTTGAATTTTCTCCTCGGCTATCAAGCAAAACAGATGCGGGCATCGCAGTTATGACAACAGTTGATGTAGTTGGCACATAGCCGACATATCCAACATTTCCAGGACCAGTTGCTTGAGCGGGTCGAATAATTGAAATAATGTTATTGCACTCAACTACCCTTGGAGGCATATCAAATTCAAGAGACTGCATAAAATAAGTCGTGTTGTTTTCAATAACTCCACTATCAGGATCGACAGCAGGTATTAAATAATCTCCAACCCTTGCACTATTTGGAGAATTTGATCGCTGAGCATCAATGCAAGCGTTATATTGAGGTTGCCCATATGTTCCAGCTTTCATGTAATCCCATGTCGTGCTTTGGGACATGCGGATATTAGTTATTAAATTGTCTTCTTGGATTGGATTAATCGG